GCTCATGATACGGGGGCCGGCAGTTTTGCCGCCACCATGAATTCATCGGGTCGGATGTACCACGATCGGTCGTTTAACGGGCCGGAGGTCGTGTACCGATCCACTGGACCGGCCACCCAGGACGGTGCCATGGCTGCGTGGATGCGCTCGCCGGGACATCGAGCCCTCGTCTCGACCGGTCAGATCACCGATGTCCAGTGTATCGGCAATGTCTGTGTTGGGCGTGGTGCCGGCACGGTAACCAAGAGTTCCACAGTTACACGGACCGCGACTCGTCGTCGTTGGTTCCGCTAGCGGGCCGGGGGGCCAGCTGCTGTCGATGGTGTAGCGGTAACACGTTCGAGCGTATCTCCCGTCACGCTCGGAAATCGTCGGTTCGATTCCGACTCGGCAGCTTGGTTTGTTTTGTCTCTTATCCAATGAGGTGTGCAGATGGCTTTCAATCTCAGATGCTTTTCCCCGGTCGCTGGAAAACGGTACGCGATCGGACCAGGAACCAAAAAACGACCGGTGATCGCTTGGCATTACGACGTCGAGATCGACGAGTGGACGTTCCAGGTTCAGCATGGGCCATGGACTCGGCTCGATGAATGTCCGCAGGATTGGACGATCACAGAGGTCGACGCCGACGGCTGCGAGATCGCTCCGGAGTCGGAGTTGATCCCGATGGAGGTCCTCGACAGCTATTCAGGGCTGTAGCGATGGCCGAGCGACCTGCGTATCGCGACGAATCGGGGGCCACGCCGTTCTACTCGAGTCTTTCCAAGATCGACATCGATGTCCAGCGAGAGATCCTCGACTATGGCTCGCGGAACGTGAGCCCGATTTGGATCGCGCACCAATACAAGATGCCGGTCCCGCTCGTCAAGTCGATCCTCGATCGCGGCATTATCTCGCCGCGGTTTGTCGGACCGTACCGCTGCGGCGGCTGCGGGCATCGCGTGGTAGCGTCGCCGTGCATGTTATGTGAGTCGAAACAGGTTCATGGAGTCCGCCAGTGAGTGTCTACAGCGAGCAAAACCGAAACGCGACCTACCACTCGCTCGAGGATCTTTCCATGAGCAAGCGGCGAATTGTCGACCTGCTGACGCGAGAGCCAAACGGAATGACGCGGCATGAGATCGGCGAGCGGCTGCGGATGCCACTTTCGACCGTGTGCGGTCGCGTGTCGGAGCTGGAGGGGGACGGCTGGCTCTTTTCCACCGATGACACTCGCGAGACCCAATACGGAAAGCAGGCGACGGTAGTCCGTCTGCGATCCATCGAAAAACCAGTTCAGCAGCAATTTCAATTTTGACGGGAGTCTAACGATGACATGGTACGCAAAGGGGGAGGAGGAGTTGCTCCTCACGGTTGAAAAGGTCATGAAGAAATTCCACGCACCATTGGCCGATGCGATGGTCGCGGTCGATGTCCTGGTCGCCAGGAACGAGGACGGTCCGCCGGTGAAAATGTACGGGGCCGAGGTTCCCGCGTCGGTGCGGATCACCTCGCTCCGCGATCGGGCGATGCTTGAGTGTGACGCGATCATCACCATCGATGGCGAGTCGATGCCGAGCTGGGACTCGCGGCGGCTCCAAGCGGTCATCGATGGCCAGCTGCGGCGGCTGTCGCTCGTTGTGGGCAAAAAGACTGGCAAGGTCGTCCGTGACGATCTCGATCGTCCAAAGCTCAAGCTGGTCCCGTTCGATCATCAGATTGCGTGGTTCGATCGCACGGCTGTCCTGTTCGGCCTCGATTCGGTCGAGGTCTCGCAGTTCCGCGCGATTGTCGACGGGGTCGACTGGGTGCAAACCTGCCTGCCTGGGTTTGTCACCGAGGGGGCGGCGTAGATGGACGATTTCGAGCTGCTGCTGATCGCCATGATCGACATGGCCATGATCCTGGGGGTGTTCTATGCCGCTGTCCGATGACCTGCCCGAGACCGTTTTCCGGATCCACAAATGGTCCGAGGTCTTTGAGCGGGCCGAGTCGCGCAAACTCAAGACACTGAACTGGATCGCCGTGCCGGTCAATTTCTCCTCGACGGGGTACCAAACCCTGCTCGAAGACTTTGACCCCATGGATGCGGTGGCGATATACGGCGCGTGGTGTGCGCTGTGCCAGTTTGCGGCGACCTGTAGCGTCAGGGGTGTCTTGGCGTCGAGTCGGGGGATTCCCCTGAGGGTGTCGCACATCGCCAGAGTTACCGGTCTGCCCGCCGAGGTTTTCGCGCGGTTGATCGAGTGGGCCAGCCGACCCGATGTCGGCTGGCTGGAACGGGTCACCGTCGCCGAGATCGGTTCCGAAACGTCGGGAGTTGTCGATAATCCCCTGCGAATTGCAACAACGGGGGAATCCCCCGACGATCCGCCAGCGACGCAGCCGAATCCCCCGAGTACACGACCGGACCGAACCGTACAGGACCCGACCGTACCTAACCAAACATTACCAGACCAACGTCGTACGGACGGATGGGCGGGACGTTGGTCGGCGGCGGATTTTGATTTCAAGCAACGGGTCTGGGACGTCGCTACGCGACTCCTGAACTGCCGATTCAAAACCCTGGACCGCGATCTCATTTGGAGGATCGCCTGGGTGGGTGTCGAGTTCGACATCGACGGAGTCAACGACGCCATCACACGCAGCCGATCGCCCGAGGTGAAAAATCCGCGCAACTACCTCGGCTCGGCCATGGTCAAGATGTGCGCGAAGCATGGCGAGGATTGGGACGTACTCAAGCGGCTCGTACCGCCACCACCACCACCGACACCGACCAAGGTAACGATTGTCGACGACACGGAACGCCAACTCCAGGAGCAAGCATGACGCGAACCAAGAAACGACCGACCAAGTCCCGCCGTAAGGTGGCTGCGGCTCCGACCCTGCGGCAGACACTGACCGAGACCAAGACCGCGACGCGAGGTCGCAGACTCATCGATTTGGCGATCCGCTCGAGCGAAAAATACAATCGACCCAAGCCGACTTGGTTTGATGTTTTCAGCGAGACTCAGCCGCGACTCGCCAGCGAGATGGTCGAGCTGGTCCGCGATTGGGTCAGCAACGGACCGACCCGCAAAGCACTGCCGCGGATGAGCCAACTGTTTTCATTTTGCGTCGACGACTGCGGCGTCTCGGTGACGGTTATTACCTTTCGACGTTGGGTGGAAAGTCTCAAATGAAGAAACGATCGAAGCAACGACTCGCGCGGTACCAGCAGACCACCGCCAACCAGGCCGACCGGCTGGCTGCGGCTCAGGAACAGATCACCACCCTCAAGGCGGAGCTGGCGGTATGCCGTACCGCTGCCGAAAAACTGGAGCGTGCGCTAGAACAATCCAGAGCGTCACGGGTAAAGATCCGACTCGTACCAGCACGTCGCAAAACAGGCTCGACCGTGGTCCGGGTGATCGTCCCCGACTCCCATGGTTGCTTTATCGATGAGGCCGCAGCCGCGGCACTATTGGCCGACATTGCGGCGATCCAGCCGGACTCGATCATCATGCTGGGTGACCACCTCGATTGCGGTGGCTTTTTAGCCGAGCATCAAACCTGGGGGTATGTGGCCGAGATGGCGTATACGTTCGAGGATGACGTCAACGCTACCAATCAGTTCCTCGACGGCATCCAGGCCGCAGCTCCGGGATCGCGGATCGAGTACCTCGAGGGGAACCATGAGCGACGGATCCAAAAGCAGCTCGTCACGCAGACGCTCCGCGGTGGTCAACGCGACGCATCGTTTCTGGAGGCATTGTTTTCGGTGTCGGTGGTGTTGCATCTGGAGAAACGGGGAATTGCGTTTTTCAAGCAGGGAGTTTTCTACGACGACTGCAAAGTCCCCGCGACCATCGAGCGCGACAACTGTTATTTCACCCATGGCCAGTTCACCGGCGAGCATGCCGCAGCGGCGCATCTACGGAAGTACGCAGCCAACGTATGGTTCGGGCATACGCATCGCTCGGAATCGAAGATCAAGCGGACAGTATCGAGCGGACCGATCGGGGCATGGAATGCTGGATGTCTGTGTCGGATCCAGCCGTATTGGATGCACCAAAACCTGACCGATTGGAGCCATGGATACGGACTCCAGATCGCCGAGGCAGGGGTGGGTCACCTCAACATGCAGATCCCGATCCTCGATGGCGTGTCGCTGTTGCCGTTGCTGTTGGGACGGGAATCCCGCTCGGTGTCAAAGACCGGTTGATCGATCGTTTTTTAGGTTGGTTTTACTGAGCGGGAATGAAATAAACAGGGTCCTTTTTGTTACAGGAGCGCAGGATGCTTGCGACACTTTTGGCGTTGTTCGGATCTCCATGGGTACCAATGAGGCATGAGACGCGCGTCGATTGCATAGAGATCAACCATGTCATCGACAAACAGGGCGACGTTGTTTTTAGTCAAGCGATTTTATGGCGGATCGATCCCGCCGATGGTCGACTGCATAACTTCGGTTGGAAGATTTTGCGAGCGTCGACCGATTGGCCATGGTGGTCGCGAGGTTCGATCGTCATCCATCACGTCGACGCTCGCGGCGTGGTGGTCATTACCGCTCCATTCTGTCGCGTGCGCTCGAGCAGCGACGACATGGAGCGAGTTGACACTCAGGAATTCTGGCACGGACTCGCCCCAAATCTGTTTTCGTGCGAGGTGGTTGATTAACACCCAAAATCACCGGGTTGCCGCCGGTGAGTATCGATGAGGAACCAGCCGGACGGCAACTCCGGTGCATTTTTTTGTTAGGTGATTGAGATGAGGAATACGGTAGTCACGATTTACGGACGAGTTGGGAGCATGAAGTCTCCGATTGCTGAGCGAATCCGAAACGCATGTGCCAGCTCGGGAGTGCGGTGCGAAGTGGACGATCACAGACTGTTTTCGTTTGACAAGGATTTCACCGAAAAGTATGAGGAAGCGTTCAAGCAGGCAGTGCAGTCGCCCGCAGATGTTGTTGTGCTTGTTGTCGGAACTGGACACGACTCATACAGTCCGTTCCGCATTGAAGTGGAACCAGCGATCCCGGGTGTATCGCAACTGTTTCGTCTTGCATGGTGATAGATCACCTAACGCTCCGCATCACGGGGCACGAAAGGATAGATATGACCAAACCAAACGACGCTGATGAGTGCTCCCGTGCATGCGGTTGTTATGTCGCGTGTCCAGAGTGCGACGGCGACAAGACGATGACGGCGGTTTTTGTGAGATACGCCCCAGGACACAGCGGGCCGCCAGTTCGGGAACTGCCGTGCCACGTTTGCGAAGGACGCGGCGAGGTGTCGAACGAGCAAGTATTGCGAATGGAACGTGGCGACAAGTTTCGGCATTACCGCTCAAGGATTCTTGGGTATGGATTGCGAGAAGCGGCGGACAGGTGGGGCATGAAGGCATCGGAGTTGAGCTACATCGAGCAAGGCAAGACAGTGACGGATTGGACGCCTCCAGGGTGGGCTGATTCGTCGACATAACAAATATTCTGCGGACATCAACATATTACGGTGATATGCGGGACTCAACATATCACGGAGGGTACGGATTTGGATCCATCGGTGGTATCCGTGTTATCCGTGGTCAAACAGTTCGATAGGGGGTGGGAAATGAGCGACGAATGCGAAGACAAAAACCTCGGTGTCAAGCTGACTCCGTTTGGATTCTTTGTGACCGAGGGCCAGAAACTCGGCGTGCCGGTGTACGTGGCCGAGGAGCTGTGGTTGCGGCTCGAGGGTTTTTGCATGCGTCGGCTGCGCGATGAGGATCCGGAAGCGAATTTCGCCGGAGTGGTGTTCGATGGATTTGGTGGTACCGTTTTTGGGGTGGAGGATTTGAGTGATGGCAACTAAGACACGGCAGACAGCGGCGCAATTCATCAACGAGCTGACCTCACGGATCGCGCCGTGGCATCGGATCGAATACGAGGACATCGGCGAGGATGTCATCAGCTTTGTGTGCGGTGGGATGCTGATGATTGCCATCATCGACGGCGACCGGTTCCGGGTCTCGGCGGTCGGATGCCGAGACGACCATCCGTGGTCCGAGCGGATCAACGGGCTCTTGGATGGCCACATCCGCGACGATGCCGGGAATCTGCTGCCACCGTAGCGTTAAGAGTTTCAACCACCGATGGCACGGATGGCACGGATTTGGATTTATCCGTGGTATCCGTGCTATCCGTGGTCAAATGGTTTTTCACGACCGCTTGCGTTTGGCAGCTCGGAGATCCGACAGGCTCATACGGACCGTCGGCTTTTTAGCCAGCGCCACCGCAGCCTCGACCCGAGAATCTGGGACCTCGGTGATCGATTCCCCATCGCGGACCGCAACGGGATGCGAGGTTTTGTCTGACATTCGGACACGTCGCCGATAGCTGATCCGGTCGGACTCGCCAGGTACCTTGACACCAAGCAGCGAGGCACCCACCGCGGCCAGGATCGTCGCATCGAGGAGGTGGTTGTCCCGGTTGGGCCGTACAGCCCATTCATACAGCTCCCGCCCGTGTCCGGCGGTCTTGGTGGGGTATTCTGCCGACAGGTTGTCCGCGATCATGCGGTGACGCATGGGGGCCGCTTTGTAGAGCCACCATGCGCCGGGATCCCCGGCCTCCATCATCCACAGATCGGTCATGGTGGTTTTCCACGTGTTGGTGTCGATCAGTGCATATCGAGGAGCGCGGGTCCCCTTTGTCGGTGGCATGCGCCATCCGTAGCCGATCCGCTCGCCGGTCTTACGCTTTTCGTGGGACCATGGCCGCTGCCGAGCGGTGACCCCCTTTCCATGGGATGGCGTCACGTTGGGGTGGGCCTGGCTGAAACGGTAGACGACCTCCGACTGGTAACCAGCGTCGACCACCATGTGCGCGATCCGCATCTGGGTCCCATCGTCCCGCGTGTACTCGACCGCGAGTCGCTCGTCCCGTAGCCGGTTGAGTCCGGCCAGGAGGGACTCGGTCGAGCTGCGGATGCCGGTGGTTTTGATGATCGTCCGGTCGATGTCCCCGAGGGTCACGTAGTCGAGGCCCGGCTCGGGCCAGATCCCATAGTCGAGGATCTGACCGGAGAAGTCCGCACCGATCCCAGCGACGACCCACCAGAGCGAGGATCCCTGGACGTCGACGCCGAGCGTGACATGGTCGACCCAGTCGGGGCACTCGCCGCGCCGATGCGTTGCGGAGACCCGTAGGCAAAACTCGTCGGAGGTTGGGCATCGCAGACCGTCGGCGGTGATGGTCTGAGTCTTTGGGCTGTTTTGGTACTCGGCGTCGAAGGTGTCGGGGTTGTCGTACCGCAGATTCATCGCGTGCTGCAGCGCGGACAGCTCATGGGGAAACTTGCGAGCCTCCCAGCCGACTCGCGAGCCGGCATCCATCAGCTTTTTATGCGTACGGTAGTACGAGGTCGCCTTCGGGTGTTCGTCGTTGCCGTCCGCGATCTCCTCCGACCGCAGATCGAAGTACCGGTTCCAGTGGTCGGTATCGGTCGGCCAGTCGTAGACCAGCCGGCAGCGGTCACCGTGCCACTTGGGCATGAGTTTGACGTTGAGGATCCGGTCGGCGACATCCCCCTCGCGGATGACCGTCACGGCAGCGAACCCCGAGATCCGTTTCCCCGGGCCGGCCAGGCCGAGGATCGCCCCCCCGATGACCTTTTCCCGTTTTGCGTTTTCGGGATCGGACGAGGCACTCTTGTCGGTTTGCGGATCGTTGACCAGAACGAAATCCGGACGGATCGTTTTTCCGTCACCCGTGACCTTCATCATCCCCCGGATCCGACCCAGGATTCCCGTGCATCGGATCACCGCGCCGGAGGCGACACTCCCCTCGATGCTCGGGAAAATCAACTCCTTCCGTTTCCAGCCGATCAGGGTCCGCCGGCCCTCGGTCGTCTGAGCGTTGCCGCGTTGGGTGATCCCCTCGAGGCACCGGATCGGAAACGCGATCTCCGGAAAGTCCTCGAGCAGCAGCTCGTTCGTTTCCCACTCGATCTTGATCGCGTCCATCGATTCGATGGCCGCACCTTCGTCCGCCTCGACCAGGACCCCGAAACGACGATGGCCGTAGGACAGGACCCAGAGCAGAGCGCGGAGCAGGATCGTCGTCTTGCCGGAACCGCGGGGCATGGCGATCGCCTTGAGGCCACCCTCGATCGCTTGGCGCTCGATGTCTTTTAAGATCCGCAAATGGTCGGGACTGAACGGCAGCGGGAAGGATTCGGGAAAGTAAGTCAGCAGGTATTTTTTCAGGTCGGTTTTGCAGGCGGCTTTTCGTTTGGGGTTGGCGACCTTGGGGATCGGGCCGATGTCCCGGGCCTCGGTGGATTGATCGCGGGCGCGTTCGGCTTGGCGGTTCCGATGCTTGTCGTACTGTTTATTGGTCATGAGGAAGTTTCACGCGGAGACGCGGAGACGCGGAGATGGGATCGTGTTAGGGGTTCCGGGGTGGGCGGACCCGGCGGACGCCGCCGGCGGGAGCGCATTGGCATCGCGGGTAGTACCAGGTAAATAGCTCGCGGGTACTCGACGCGCGGTAGCATGTGTTGCATTTGTTGCACCGGGGACGACTCGACCGCGGTTGACGCAGATAGCGACCATTGCGACCTGACGAATGACCGAGCAGATAGATAGGGATCCGGGCCATTTTTAGCCTATGGGGTCGCCGTCGTATTTATGGGAGCTGGGTTTGGGTTGCTCGCGCGTGGCGTGGCCAGTGGAAACGAGATGCTCGTTGAGCGTCAGCGTTCGCGTGATCCAAAGATGGCCGAGCTGCTTGGACTGTGGCAACAGGTTTGGAAACCATTCCCGATCGTAGCGTGGGACCGGGATCCAGATCCGGAGCCAATGGGGGGAGGCGTTGATCGCCTCGATGGTAGCGTGGTAGGCGGCCATCCCCTCGGGTACCAGCCGGGTGCGTCCTGATTCGTCGGCAGCGACGCGAGGGGGCGGAAAGCAATCGACCAGGATGAGATCGATCTCGCTATCGCAGGGGAGCGAGCATCGGATCTCGTTCGCGTGCAGCACGAGGATCGCGCGAGCGCGGACGAACAGACCTAAACAATCGGGGCATTCCATCACCAACGCAACACCTCCAGAGAATCCCGTCTGGCGGATCCATTATTGCAGGATTCGGTCGACCAGGCCACAGGCCAGGCCGCGGCGATCCTCGACCAGACGTCGCAGGCCTGGGCCTGTGAGACCTTGGGATCGTATCAGTCATGAAATGGCTGCATGCGACGCCAGGCAGTCCAAAAAACACTCGTCGCTGGTGTGTTGTAGTAAGGACTCAACATGGCTCTCGAAGTATCGAGCGATTCTACTCGCCAATGAACAGGGTGGGATTCGTGATAAAAATAGGGTTCACCAATCCATTCGAGCGGCTCGCCGATGGTCGAAAGATGGTAGGGGATCCAGTAATCCCATATGGTTTCACCGATGGCAAAATCGAGATTTGGAAACGTAGCTATTTGTTTTGCATGGAGCAGAAATGCGTCGATTCCCCACTGTTCTAGGTTTGCATTTCCGCGATGGTCTTTCCAGTTGTATCTCAGGCCAGCGAGAGCGCGTCCATCGTTGGCGGCAGCTGCAATGAGTGATCCATCGCCGAGGATCTCGATGTCTGAATTGATCAACAGGACAGGCTTTCCATCGCCGAGCTGCATCAGGTCATGTATTCTCGCGAGTGGTCGATCAAAGGACTGAGACGGCGAGACAGGCAGAAAACGCACATTTCGATACTGAGTTTGCAGCTCGTCAATGTCGCTGGGTGTGTTTCCGGAAATAATGCGTCGGCCTAATCGCATCCAGCTTTCCAGGCAGCGTGACTGTACAGCCTGATGATGAGGCAACAGACTGAGCGACGTAACGATCACAAAATCCGATTCATTGGAGACGGTATCCCATTGCGACGACTCCTCCTCGTACCTCCAAACACTTTTAGCGACCTCCGGTCGCATCAACGGTTTTCCTAGTTTGGCGTTTACCGCGTTGTGGTATTCGACCGTCCACGCAAACCAATCATCGGCATTATTGAAAATTGGAGGCAGTGTCTGGAGCAGGTTATCCGATTCCGATTTGCAAGTGCATCCACGCGGGATCGTCTTTTGCCATTCCGAAAACCAAACAGGATCGCCAAGTTCTTTGGAGTGCAATGCGTCCCATGCCGCTCGACCTTCGTTTTGGATTTCGTATGGCGTCCCTAAGTGCGGCAAGCCCAACAGGTCAGCAACGTATTTTTCGAGTTCCGGAGGATCTTTTATGGTTATCATGGTGCGGCGAACTCGAGGCAGTACGACGATGGAGGATTCAAGCAGTAGGCTTGCGTATTGTTCCAAAACTGAGTTGATGTGTGGGTACAATTCAGAACTGTATTAGGCGCCCCGTCCATGCAGGAGCATATCGGTAGATAAATGGCACTGTTGCATACTTGGTTGTATGTCCCCGGAGGATCCGGATAACAGACGGCAGTGTTGCGGAACGGAAGTGTCTCCGGTACGCATTTCAAAAAGGGATTGCATTCCGGTAAATCAACGTCGCTAGAATTGAAAAAACAGACTTCACCCTCGGGTATCGTGTCAAAAGTACGGACTCGCCACCAGGTGTAGCTATAGGTGGAAATCAAGCATGCCCATCTAACCCCGTTGCAAGGTCCAGTATTTTCAGACATGCAAGGGGTCGAATTGCAAAGAGGCATTGGACATGCGGACAAGCTGATGAAATTACCTACGTCTGGCTCTCGACCATATTGCTGCACCAGCCGAGACACAATGTAATCGCGCCATCCAGCAAAAATGACCAGCTTGCACCATTTGAGAGGACCGCATGAATCATCATCGTACCAGTACCGATAGATGCGAACATCGCGAACACATCCGCGCGCGACGTCTGTTTCTTTTCCGCAGACGAAGGCGGCCTTTTCCACATCGCGTATTATGCTCCCATCCTCGTTTATTACAGAGCAATCCTCTGAGATATAGTCGCAGATATTCGGACCGCAAACTTGGCATGTGCGGGCGACGCTGCAATCATCTTTGGTGAATGTTGCTTGGTAGCAGCAGACGTTCCCAGATCCGCTATATCCTCCGCTTATGTCGATCCAATTGCCGACTTGGGTGTGTCCCGGTATGGTGATCTTGTTGTTGACCAAATAGTCATTTAGCGTTTCGCAAGTGCAACAGCAACAGCCTAATCCGCCCATAAATCACCTTTTAGCAATACGCTACCTTTATGACCCACTGCTTCCCTTGCCATTCGGCGATCCCTTTGTTGCCGGTTTTTTGGAATCCGGCGACTCCGTGCAGATCGTGAACGGTTGTCGTCCATGTCCTGCCGCCTTGCAGTCCGAGGGTTGCATTTGCCGAGCTGCTCGCCATGTTAGCGGTCAATTGATACACAGCCTGAAAATGGCGATCGCTCAAATCGACTACCGCTGTGCCAGCTCTCCACGCCAACGCGCGACCGAATCCCCAGTAGCTGTAAGTGCTTCCAGTGTCTGGGTCGGGTTGCAGATAGCGATAGTTATCGTCGCCAGGAGCAATAGGCGTTGCGTTCAAAATCGCAAGACCCGCAACAGCGACTCGACCGATTTCGTCGATGTTTATTTTTTCGAGTGTGAACGCCATGCCGCCAAATGGATTTGATGCGTTGGAATTAAGATCGGTCGGCAAACGGAGTTCCAGGTAATCCTTGCGCATGTCCCAATCTCGGCGACCTGATCCAGCAAGCTGCGTCGAGTAAAATCCATTTGCGCCGTGATACATGACGACCGTGCCCCAGTCGAGGTCCTGGTCGGTCATGTTTTTGGCGTACATATGCCCGAGCGGCATGTTTTTTCCGTCGGGAGACTCGAGGCCGGTGCGACCCTCGCGAGCGTCGCGCAGCAGTCGATCCACCTCGCGTTCCCGCGAGGCACTCGGTTTGAATTTTTCACCGGCGATGCGATCGGGCATGGTTAAATCTGGAGGAGGGTAAAATCGCCATCTTGGTACACTTGATCGACATGGACCGATCGCGGTTGTCGAATGACATAGCCGCCAGAATCGACCGCTTTGTAGTCGATCCACATGTACTCATGCCCGTACTTTTCGACGTTGGTGATGTCGCCGATGGTCAATGCGTTTCCATTCACGATCAAGCGATTCGGCGAGCAGACAAATTTGTAGGTACACGATACCTCGGCATTGGATTTCTGCGAAAACTCGCCACCCATAAAGAGCAGCTCACGCATCGCAAAACCCCAAATTGGAGCTTGGTTCACGGTGCCGGTCAGCTTGACCATGGTCGCAACGTAGGGGAGCGTTAGAACGCCTCGTTGCAGCGTCTTTTGGATTTGAAATTCGAGCTGCGGGACGATGACGTCGACACCCTTTACCCCGTCGGTATCGACGTTGATCGCGCCGCCATAGTCTGGACCGGTTCCATAGCGGCGATAGCTGATCGCCTGCGAGACCGACTGGGTGCCGCCCGAGGTCGATCCGGAGAAGGACCAGGTGAGCGGATCCTCGTTCTCGTCGATCGAGACCGACTCGTAGGAGAATGTCAGCTCGTAGACGTTGGGCTGGAGTGGTTTCGCCTTGACCGCCTTTAGGATCATCGCCGGGAGGCCGGTGATTGGATCGTAGGGGATGACCAGCGGGGTCGAGGTGTTCGGCTCGTCAACTGCGGCCTGGGTTGCCTCTTCCGGGGTGTTGTAGCCGGTGACCATCTTGGTCCGGGTCTGCGTCTTTTTTCCCGCCTCGGCGGACCAGTCGGTATCGCGCGAGTCGGGCAGCTCGAAAATGTCGATCGGTAATTCAGAGAATGGCATTTTGTTAGGCTCCGTATTCGATCGCGCCGGTCATGTTTTCCGTGTTGCCTGCGATCTGCCGCAAGAGGTCGTTACCCGTTTTTGACGCGTCGAGCATTCGATCGAGTTGCGAGGTACCCGATCCGAGCAGACCCGCGCCAAATCCGGAAAAAGTACCAACGGTGGTTTTGGCCGCTTGGGCGACCGCGCCGATCTCCGGCATCTCGGGCAGGTTGGGTTTGCGAGCCTCTTTGGCCGCGGCCCGCTCCTCGTTGACACGTTGGGCCTCGACATTGACATCGACTAGGGTGGCGGCGATCTCGTCGCCGACCTCCTGGATACGAGCGTCGAATTGACCCTTGCGCTGTTCACCCGCTGCGGTCCGTTCCTGCTTGGTCCGGTTCGCGTCGCCGGTGATGGACGCCTGCATCCCGGCAGCGAATTTGGATCGCTCCGAATTGGCAGCGATCAGAGCCGCATCGCGACCGCCGGTGGTTTTGTCCAATTCCTTTTGACGGGCCGCAGCGCGGGCCGCGGCCTCTTTATCCATTTGCTTTGCCGACTCCTCGTAATTCACCGACCGGTCAAAGAGCGAGTACAGGTAAAGCAGCTTTTTCGCGATGTAGTTAACCGCGCTGTCCCAGGCCCCTTGGAGCCAGGTGATCGCCGTCGAGAAGGCGTTCATCAGCGAGGTTGGGATCCCCGCAAAGGTGTTGGCGATCGTGACCCCGATGCCGATCATCGAGTTGGCAATGTATGCCGGGATGTCGGTCCAGATGTTTTGGATCGACACCAGGAGGTCCGTCCAGATGCCGTAGAGTTGTTTGGTACCGACGCGGAATACCATTTCCAGACCCAGCATTGCCAGTTTTCCTGCGGCAGCGAACTGGCCCGTCATGAGGGCCGACGAGATCCCCTCGAGGACCGGTCCGACGATGGCCGAGAGTTCATTGAATTTATCGACCATGAAGTCGATGATCGCCGACCCTGTGCCGCTGAAGTAAAGGAAGGCGGCGACCGCAGCAGTAATGCCGACGACGACCAGTCCAATGGGAGAAATCAGAAAGGCGATTCCGGCCCCGATGGCTCCGATGACGGTGGCGATGCCGGAGGCGACCGTGCCAATCACTGCCATGCCAGCGGAGACCACCGCAGCAGCTCCGGCCAGTCCGACCAGGGCGGCACCTGCGGCGGCGATATACGCGGCCCATTGCCCCAGGGTGGCGATGAGATCGCGATTCGTGTCGATCCAATCGAGGACACTGGTCGCGACGCCGACGACGTAGTCTCCGAATTGGATCAGCATGGGAGCGAGTGCGGCACCGATTTGGTTTTGGATGCCGGAGAATACCGCCATGAGTTTTCCGAAAACGTCGCTCAGTTCGGCAGCGGCGCGGGCATCGGTTCCGCTCATAACTTGGCCGAGCGATTTCGCCTCCTCCATCATGGCCGTCATCCCCTTAGAGCCACCCTTGAGCATCGGCAGGAGTTTTGCCCCATCCTCGCCGAACAGTTCCATCGCGGCGGATGCCTGTCGAGCGGGGTTCGGGATCCGAGCGATCGCGTCGGCGATGGTCGCGAATTGCTGTTCCGGTTTCATCGTTCGCAGCTGCGAGACACTGACCCCGACCTTTCCAAAAGTGTCGCGCAGTTGTTGGTTGCCCATGACCGCTCCGGAGATCCCCTGTTGCATCTTTCGGACCGACTTTTCGACCGACTCCATGTTCGCGCCGGATTGCTTGGCAGCGTAGCCGAGGCCCGTGATCGACTCGACCGACATCCCGGTCCGACTCGCCATGTCGTCGGCAGCGGAACCCGCGTCGGCGAATCCCTTGACCCACGCCGTTAGACCCGTGACCGCCAGCGATCCGACCAGCGCGTTTTTTATATTGAGGATCCCGCCGGAAAAACCACTGAGGCCACCCTGGACCGCGCCGAACCCTTTGCCAATGCCCGAGGAGACACTGTTGGCCACGCCACGCAGACGCTCGAGCGATGCCTTTGCCGCGGCGAGCCCCTTGTCGAGGAGCCCCTGGCGGGTGGCAATCTCAACGTACGCTTGACCAGCGCGGATGGCGGATGCGGACATAAACAAAAACTCCTATTAAGCGGCGCGGATGCAGTCGCGGAACAAGTCGGAAAAACGATCCGAGACCGACTCGAGAGCCGGACGCATGAACGGACGCGCGGGGTATTTGGCTTTTCGCATGCGGGTTTGGACGCCGAGAGTCATCAGCGACCATGGACGTTTGCGCGAGGTCATTCGCCACCGCAGATCGCGACGCGACCAGACGTCGAGGAAATTCGCCGCGGTTGGATTATCGCGGACCATTTCATAGGTACGCTCATCCAGTGCTGTAAATTTCCACTCGCGGATCCCCAGCTCGCCACCAAACTCATGCAGGGCGGGGATCGAGATGCGATGCCCATCGGTCTTGAAATTGACCTGATTGAGTTTTACCGGACCGACCACGACGCTGTCGCGTTGTTCGTCGTAGGCGAACAGGATCGTTTTGAGGCTGGCGCGTTCGCCGCTAGGCGCGTGGACGCTGGGCGGGGAACCGGGGGACGATGGCCCCTTGCGTCTCCGGAGCGAGGATCGGGCCGCAGTGCGGACGAATGCTCCGGCCTTTGAGAGCGCCTTGCGTTTCGGTTTCGAGAGAGCCGCAACGATGCGCGGACGATCGAAGAAGAAATCGCGAGCGTTGTAGCCGACCGTGAACGTGATCATCGCGTGGGCTCCTTTACGTGAGTTTGATCGCGACCGTGACCGGTTTACCGCTGCGGACCGGAGTGATTTCGGTACCGCCGTTGCTGAGGATCTCGACCGACCAGTCATAGACGCCGGGGACCAGCGCACCGCTAACCGTGCGAGTCATATCGCAGCTCAGGGTCCATGTACTATTTCCGTTGTCGGTAACCGTGCCGGTGACGAGCCAGGTCGTCGATCCGTACTTGCCCCCGAAACGGGCGGTCGATGTGCCAGGCGTGATGCCAGAGATCGGGGAGATCGTCCAGCTGAACGCGCGACCGTTTGCGGCCAGGTAATCGTCGCCGATGAGGATCGGGCCACGCAGCTCGCCGGTCGATGTCACCGGCGATGTCGTGACGACGGTCGTCGGCGTAATCAATGCGGTCTTATCTCGGATCGTATCGAGTATCCCGACCGATGGATCGGTCGGCGTGGTTCCGCTGGTCGGGACACCGAGGATCGATCGGATGGCCGTCCGTTCATCGGTAGTCCAGTCAGTACCGCCACCACCGCCTCCAGCCGCCATCGAAAGTGCAATCGTATCAAAGCGGAATTGACCAGCACCGTCCGCTTCGATCATTGAGTCGAGGCGAGATAGTGCTTGCGTTGCCGCAACTGCGTTCGCAATTTCAGTTGCTGCGTCCGCTGCCAATGCGTTCGCATCAATTGCACCAGCAGAAAAATCTGCTGCTGTAATTACTCCAGTTTGCAACTCATGAATATCTGCTGCAACATGGTTAGAACCTGTAACAGCGACGGTACGTTGTGCCGAAGCGGAAACTAGCCAACGATCACCAAACGATCCGTTTGTCCATCCACCTGCTGGAGAAGCATTGAGCAGTGCATCTCGGTTTTGATTAGCAGTTGGAATATCACTAACTGCTGCTGGGCTAGCTGGCAGATTATCCGTCTTCGCTTTAATCGCAGCCACTTCAGTATCAATGTACCCGGAAATCGTAGCCAGGGTACCATTGACCGTTGCAAACGATGCTGCGATGTCACTTGCGTCTGCTGGGTCGCTCGGCAGGTTGT